CTGCTGGCTCCGGTCGTTGACTTTGCACAGGTGGCGGCGACTTGCAGCCGCTTACGGCCAGCAGAAACATCAGCACGGAGACTTTCGATAGTCGCGTTAGCATCAGCAAGCTCCTTTGTATATCTGGCATCGAGTTCTGCTACATCACGTTGACGCTTCTGCATATCAGCGATGATGGATGTGGCTTTATCGCGCTGCTCTTTGTAGGTCATGGCGTTATCACGGTAATGATTAACAGCCCATGACAGGCAGACGATGATGCAGATAACCAGAGCGGAGATAATCGCGGTGACTCTGCTCATACCTCAATCTCTCTGACCATTCCGCCAGCTTCTTTGAATTTTGCAATCAAACTGTCAACCTTATGCTCGAACTGACCATAACCAGCCCCCGGAAGTGAAGCCCAGATATTACTGCAACGGTCGATTGCCTGACGAATATCACCGCGATCAATCATCGGTAAAGCGCCACGCTCCTTAATCTGCTGCAGTGCCACAGCGTCCTGGCTTTTGGGAGAGAAGTCTTTCAGGCCAAGCTGCTTGCGGTAGGCATCCCACCAACGGGAAAGAAGCTGGTAGCGTCCGGCGGCTGTTGATTTGAGTTTCGGATTTAGCGTGACAAGTTTGCGAGGGTGATCGGAGTAATCAGTGAATAGCTCTCCGCCTACAATGACGTCATAACCATGATTTCTGGTTTTCTGACGTCCGTTATCTGTTCCCTCTGACCACGCCAGCATATCGAGGAACGCCTTACGTTGATTATTGATTTCCACCATCTTCTACTCCGGCTTTTTTAGCAGCGAAGCGTTTGATAAGCGAACCAATCGAGTCAGTACCGATGTAGCCGATGAACACGCTCGTTATATAAGCGAGATTGCTACTTAGTCCGGCGAGGTCGAGAAGATCACGAATGAACCAGGCGATAATGGCGCACATCGTTGCGTCGATTACTGTTTTTGTAAACGCACCGCCATTATATCTGCCGCGAAGGTACGCCATTGCAAACGCAAGGATTGCCCCGATGCCTTGTTCCTTTGCCGCGAGAATGGCGGCTAACAGGTCATGTTTTTCTGGCATCTTCATGTCTTACCCCCAATAAGGGGATTTGCTCTATTTAATTAGGAATAAGGTCGATTACTGATAGAACAAATCCAGGCTACTGTGTTTAGTAATCAGATTTGTTCGTGACCGATATGCACGGGCAAAACGGCAGGAGGTTGTTAGCGAAACCTCCTGCCACCCGCTTTCACGAAGATCATGTGTAGAAGGCCGCAGCGTAACTATCACTGATGAATTCAGGATAGTCAGTGGCTACGGCTCAGTTATGGTGCTGGTTAACGGACTTGAACCGCTACCCATTCGCTTACAAGGCGACTGCTCTACCATTGGAGCTAAACCAGCATGTTTGGCGGGACAGCGTGGACTCGAACCACGATAAGAAGGTTAACAGCCTTCCGTAATGACCTTTATACGACTGACCCAAATAAAAAAAGCCACCGTTGCAACTTAAGAGTCACTAACGGCAGCTTATGCGAATAGTGTTGCTCATTTGCTCAATGATGTCAACACGTTCTATGCTACATGTTTAATTTTCTCTACACGTTTCCGGTTTTTTAACGCACTATCCAGAACCGGGTAAATCATAAACAACGAGGCATTGAGGATTTCGTCAACTTCCCGTCGACAGGTTGCGAGCGATGGTTTTTGAATGCGCCCGCCGCCCCGGCATAACATCTTGCGAGGTCTTGCGACGCGATGATAGTAAGATGCAATGGCGTGCTTGGAAGAGCCGTGGGCGTAGTAGCTGAGGAGGATGCCAAAGGCTTTCTTGTCAATGTACATGACGGAATCGACGACCTGAGAAATCAACATTCCATCATCATCATTACACATTGGCCTTGTCATAACTCTTCCCGGCTCTACGCTCTCCATGAACTTAGCTATTACGCTGCTCATGCGCTTTTCCAGACGACCTGAATAAACCCATGCGCCCCACAGTTCAAGCCAGCCATTCAGCCACTCGTGCTGTTCTTTGGTGAGGTTTAGTTCTCTTATGCCCATGCGCCTTCTCCCTTGTGATCTGGAATGGTTTTTACTGAGAACGTCATGCGGCCTCACTTCTACTGTTTCGCAGGTCTTTGAGTTTCTGCTGATACTCTGCCTTGATCGCCTTGCACTCTTCGATAGTCCAGCGATGGCGGTTATGGTTTGATTCGATTTCGTCTACTGCTTCCTGCCCGATGCGGATAATCAGCTCGACGCGATACGGAACGAGATTTCCACTTTTGTGCTGGTTGCACACCACGCATTGCTTGTGAATATTGCGTTCATCAAATCGGAGTTGAGGTGCCGAAGCAGTTGTCCGGTAATGTCCGGCATCCCACTGAGCAGACGTGAGCGTTCCGCACGAGATACATGGTAAGTCGCGGTCTCTTTCTCTGATGAAGGCGTTTACGGCTTGTTGGGCTTGTTTAATCCAGTAACTGCGGGGCTTTAAGGCGAGTTTTCGAATCTTCAGTTTATCTTTCTGTTTCTGCTCCTCTCGTCGTCGTTTCTTCTCTGCTGCTTTTTCCGCTTTTTTTCGCTGTTTACTTTGTAGTTTGAGTGCTAACTGAGTTCCGTGTTCCGGGCAGCACCACCACTGATTTGAGAATGCCGGGTGAAACCATTCCTTGCATATTTTGCATTTCCTTCGCGCTGGTTTAGCCATCGTCTTCTTCCTCGTACATTGAGCTATTCGGATCGCTCATCAGTTCTGCGCAGCAATCGGAGCACACGTGAACTTCCAGCACATGCAGCTTCTGACCGCAGTTAGCGCACGTTAAAGCCCGCTCGACACTTCCTTGTTCGTAACTTCGATTTGGGTCAATCACCTTGTTTTCCTCGCACGTTCTCTAAGCCACCGGATATCCCACAGGTGAGCCGTGTAGTTGAAGGTTTTTACGTCAGATTCTTTTGGGATTGGCTTGCGTTTATTTCTGGAGCGTTTCGTTGGAAGGTATTTGCAGTTTTCACAGATGATGTCGGTGATACTTCGTCGCTGTCGTCTCATGCCGCCCTCACGACGCCCTGCCCGATCGCCATCAATGCCGCTTTGGATACGGTAGTAAACATCCGTCGAGGACTGATGAACGGTCGCCAAATCAGCAGCATGGAGCCTTTGCTGTTTCCCTTCTTCTCCAGCCCTGTCGATGGTTCGATAAAATTAATCCGTCCATCAGTGATAATGCGAACTTCGTCGACACTCTCCAGAGCCTTGCTGAACCATCCGACTGACATATCCTCTGGCACAAGCATAACTACCGTCTGTCGCTGTTGTATGCACTGCTCAGCTGCTTTTTCCACCCACGGCCTGATATTGCTGTACGGTGGGTTATTCCAGATTGCACCGTGACTTACCCACTCAGAATTGAGCGCGTCGTCGGCCTCAGTTAGCCAGTGAGCGCACAGAGCATTTTTGTCGCTAGCAGCTGAATCCAGCCAGAATCCAAACTCAATATCCAGTGCATCAAAAAGCCAAAGCGGCGTTTGCCAGCAGTCTCTAACTTCTTTTGGTGTTTCTGATTTATGCTTAATCATTCAACCCTCGCATATTGTCCGTGATATTTGTTGATAGACTCACTGGCAACCAAACCAGCAAGCTCAAGATCTTCATAGAACCCAAAATGCAACCGGCCAAAATCTGTGCGCACTTGAACGGCCCATTTATTTTTTTGCTTGTTCCATAAAACATTTTTTATTCCAGAACGGCTATTGCACTTAGTTTTCTGATTTCGGCTGTTTGCTATCCGGCTTGCCTCCCTAAGATTTTTTGGGGAATTGTCCAGCCTGTTTCCGTTAATATGGTCAATATTTTTCAATGGCATTCTTTTGTTGTGCAGCGCAAAAACAACTACGTGAACAAACATCTGAATGCCTGCAAAACACACCTGTCTATACCCAGATCCATTTATCGATGTTTTAATTTCATCTCCGGCCCGGTGGCTGTGGTTGGGGTGTTTTAGCGAGTCCTTTTTGTATCTGACTGTATCTCCGTCTAAATACAGATAATCCTCAATAAGCCGATACCTATCTGACGCCGGCGTATTTGATTTGATAGTCATGCAGCCTTCCCTTTTCGTTGTGACCATTCATACTCTCGCCGGGAGTCATCACTCCACCGCACGTTGCGCTCTGAGCCGAACCAGAACATGATTTCGATAAGCTCAGTCATGCTGGCCTTTCGCATTTTGCTGGTACGCACGCCAAGCATGACAACGCCACCGTCGATACCAGGCACACTTCGTTGCTCCAGTTTTTTGGTCTTAAGCCACAGGGCAGTGAACAGGTCTTTCCAGTCTTCCGGCGCCAGCCGTTGACCATGCCATAGCACCTGACGCGAAACATCGTTCAGCATCGGCCACATACGGTCATTCTGCGCTTTGCTGCGTTTGGGTTCTCTAACGTGGACTTCGTGAGGTGACTTGTCGTCGATCGGAAGTGAGAGTATTGCGTCTATGGCGTTGTTTCTGATTGCTTCGTTGCGAAGCATGTATATTTGCTTCATCGTTACCTCAACTCACAAAACGCCACGCCACTTTTGCTACGACAACAGGCATAACACCGATAATCACCCACAGGAAAATGCTACCGAAAAGCACACCCACCAGGTCTTTACCTTCGCCTACCAACAGGACAAAACTGCTGGCAACAACAATGAACGTCGCCACCATCCACATAGCACCGAGAATCCTCAATGCAGAGAAAATTAACTCAGCCACGATTTACCCTCCCCCAAATAAAAAGGCCTGCGATTACCAGCAGGCCTGCGATTACCAGCAGGCCTGTTATTAGCTCAGTGATGTAGATGGTCATCAGAATCCTCCTTTCTTCTTGGACTGCGGTTCCTCACGTTCACGGCGGCGCATTTCAGCAGACTGTTGGTCTGTGTCATAAATAGCGCCATTTGCCTGAATGCAATACACCGTGCCGGTATAGCCATGACGATTGAGACGAAGGATTAGTTCGGTTTCCCCAGGTGGAACACTGTCATCAAAAGCGCCTTCACGATGGATCCCGACCCAATAATCGCAATCCTGTTCAATCTGCCCTGTATCTCGTGAGTCACTTGGTAATGGGCGTTTATTGGTTCGGCTTTCCAGTGCGCGGTTAAGCTGTGTCAGAAGCACAACAACGCAATCAAGCTCTTTGGCAAGGTTCTTCAGTCCTTTGGTGATCATGCCGTAAGCAAGGTCGTTGCGATCGGCCTTCTCAGCGGTCATTAGTGTCAGGTAATCGACCAGAATCATGCCAACACATCCTTTTTCTCGCTTGATTCGACGGCTTTCGCTGACGATTTGAGCCAGAGATAATCCCGGCGTGTCGTCGATGTAAAGCATGTCGATTTCACTCAAGCGATTGGCTGTTTCGATCGCCCTGTTGAAGTCACCATCGTAATCACCCTGATAGCCGTCATCGGCGTCATTTGTCGCCGGAAGGTAAAAAATATTCGGGTTAACACCAGACTTCTGCCCTACCAGTTTTTCCAGTATCTGATCACCTGGCATTTCAAGGCTGAACATCAGAGCGGGCTTTTTCTCATGCACTGCGCAATTGATTGCCATCTGGCTGTATAGCGTGGTGTTGTGGGTTAGAATGTATCCGTCAGTTGCATACAAATGTCTCTCGTGGGATACCATGATGCAAATGCACTCTTCACGTCCAATATACTCAACCGACGTGATAACAGGCTCACTTGTTTTGATGCGTTTTGCAGTGAATTTTTGCTTCAGGCGTGGAGATTTTATGTGTGATAGAACCTCATCAGGCAACCTGATTGCGCAAATATGGGCATCCATACCTTTGCGCATTTCTCCCTTATAACTGAATTTCGGCTCCTGTTTGGTTGTCATACGACACACGCCACCAAGAGAATGCACCAGCCGCTTTACACCATCTGACAGGAACTTGCTTGCCGAGCTAAAGCGCAGGGCATTATTTCCTTCAACCCAACCATCGGTTTCAAGTAATCCGCATAGAACATCAATACGAGTTTGCTTATCAGCAGAAAAAATAATATCCGGGATAATTTTAATCTCTGACATCCGGCCGTAGATACCAAGCCGTTGCATAACCCGCGTAAGAGATAATTTGCGGCTAAACTTGTGAGGTAGGGAGTAATCGCAGCCAGAAACATGTCTGACTTCAATATCGTCACCCACTTCAGATCTTACTCGCTCAATGATGTATGGTTCCGTCATGCTGATTCGTGGCGTACCTGCAAGATTTCCATCGCCAAGTAACGCACCTAACAGCCATGGGCTAATCCCTAAATCAACAGGCAATCCGAAGTCACCGCTAATACCAGGAACATGAATGCGGCTTTGATAGCGAACGCATTCCATCATGTCCCGTAGGCGGCAGGTGTCTACAACATCAACGCCACCGGTAATACGGTTACTATGAATTTCCCACAAATGATCATCCGCGCAATCAACGGTTCTTCCGTCAGAGAACGTAACTCGGTAAATATCTCGCTCCCCTTGAGGAAAAACTCCAGACACGAATGATGGTTGTCCATCCACTGATGCTAGGGAATCTCCAACACATACGTCACGAAATGTTGTCCATGAACCATCAGCAAGCAAAATGCGTGAATTAAGCGGTTGCGCTTTCCCCATCTTAGGGCGAGCGCCAATGACAAACAGAGAGCCTTTCACCAGACCTTTCGGTGACAGCATCCTGTCCAGCGATGGTATTCCTGTGCTCATTCCTCGTTGTTCGCCTGACGGGTCAAATCGCTTATCAAGGTCGCTAACCCAGTCTTCCATGACCTCACCAAATGAGCGAAGGCCGCGACGCGATCCGGTTTTTGCATGGTCTGTCAGTTGCGTGAAAATCGCCTGAATAGCTTCGTACTTCTGCGTTGCAGTCATTCCGTTGCGGGAATAGAGCAATTCCGTCGCTTCAGTCATGCGGTTGATGGCGTAGCGTTCCATTGCGGTTTCACGAACCTGCATTGCATAGGCAACGATGTTTGCGGCGCTTGGCGTGTTCTTTGCGATCTCAGCGATATAAGCAAAACCGCCAACAGACGCCGTTAACGATTTACGCTCCAGTTCATCGAAAAGCGTCAGGCCATCTACTGGCTTTTGCTCCCGGTGCATTCTGGTTATTTCTTCGAAAAGGATTTTGTGTGATCTGCTGTAAAATGAATCGGGCTTCAGCATCGCTAGAACTTTCTGGACGCGCTCACTGCTGTCATCATCCAGAAGCAATCCACCAATCACCGCCTGCTCTGCCTCGATGCTATGGGGCGGCGCATAAAAATTATCGGTCATCGTGTTCACCCTCACGAACTTTCAGGTAGGTATTGTCGTTAAGCAGGAAATCAAATCCCTTTTTGTGCCAGACGGTTCCGCGTTGATGGTTTGGGCGCTCTTCGAACATCCATCGGCAATTTTCGCCTACGTAGCTCAAATAATTTCTCCAGTCCTGCATCGTGAACCCATGCCCGTCAAGCTGGCGGGTTATCACTCCGGCTTTGCGCCAGAACGTTCGGATCTGGTTTTTACGCTTGTCATTCAGTGCGCGGATTCTTGGCGCTTCAGGAAGGATTTCGTGGTAAGCATCGACAACATCCTGACAGCTGACGGAAGGTTTTTTCTTGTCAGACTTTTTGTCTGCTGTGGCACTCTCTAATACGTCAGTATTAGAGATATTATTTATATTATTGTTTATGGACAACCGTTGGACAACCGTTGGACAATCTCCGCTGAGAGCCGCGCCATTACTGGTGTTTGCGTTGGACAACCGTTGGACAACCGTTGGACAATTTTTTGCCTGAAAATCGTCATATTTAACGATTGTAAACAGGCTAAATTTCTTCCCCATCGAGCAAATATTAAGCATCCCTTTCGACTCAAAAGTCCGTAATAAGCTCCTAACTTTGTTGTCGGGGATGAATGTTTCTCTGACCAGCGACGGGCGTCCAGTTATCATCTGACCGCGATCAACAGTTATCGGACCGATATCCGTATTGACGACAGTAGATTCGTGATTAGCCTTGAGGATTAAGTGAAGCCAAAGATGTACTGCCTGAGAGTCCTTATAGAGCCTGCTGTCCATAAACTGGCGGTGTATAGAGACATACCCCATACTGGATGCCTCCTGATGTTGTACAGGGTTATGCCTGTAATCAGCTAACTTAACGACGCCCATGTTTCACTCCTGCTTTGGCTAGTCTGTAAACACCAACAAGGCGCTCTGCGAAAGCCCTGTTATTTGCTGCGGCTACCACTAATCCCTCAGGTGAATCAGGGTGTCGAATCTCTTCTTTTTCCTGGTATTTCTTACGACGTTTTGTCATAATTACTCCTGTGGATTGATCCAGTAATTCCCTCAGAATTGCATATCAATTTGCTTAAAATCCTCGGTGGCGGCCGGGGATTTTTTCTTTGTGATTTCATCAAGCGCATACTTAAAAGCCATGCTAATCGGACTGATGTCTGATGCCATTCCAAAAGCACACAAGACCGAAGCAATAAATCTCCAGTCCGTTCTGCTTATCTTCGATTCATGACAGCCAATCATCTTTGCCAGACCGCGCTGGGTAAGCGTTGACAGGTTGATGAGTAAATCAGTTTCAGCGCGATCAATTTCTCGCTGTGTTGGCTTGCTGTAACTTGTTTGTGTCATTTCTTACTATCTCCATAGGTAAATAATTTGGTTTTTTATCGTGCACCATTGACAGTCATCCTTGACCACGCCGGGCACCCGACCGTATACCGGGCCGTTCGGTATAAAAATTTGCTTTATTAAGCTGCTTTGTTCGGATTGGGGAACAAATCGGATAAATCAGGGCGAATCAGGTATGCAGGGATGCTTCCATTGGTAGCCATTTCAATGCGCTTGGCATTTTTAGCGGATACCCTTTTCTTCCCATGCAACCAAGCCCATACAGACGGCTGCTTAACACCGCAGGCATCAGCTAACTTTTGCTGACTTCCTACTGAGTCAATAGCCGCTTTAATAGCCTTGTTGACCATAAAAATAACTCCTGCTGAATTCACAACAAGAATAATAGCCAAAGCTATTCAGAAAGTAAATAGCTTTAGATATTTGACTAATAATAGCTGTAGCTATAGGTTGTCCGAATGAAACTAGATACTTTTTCTCAAAGGCTTACATACGCGATGGATCAGGCTGGGTTTACTCAGGCTTCTCTTGGCAATGCTGTTGGCATGTCTCAGCCAAGCGTCTGGAAACTTACGTCTGGAAAAACACGCAATACGCGCAAACTTTTTGAAATATCAAAAGTGCTTGGAGTTCGTACGGAATGGCTTTCCGATGGAACTGGGCCAATGCGTGATGAGGGAGTTGAACCTTATGATCCAAAATCTTCTATTCCTCATGAAAGCACGTGGGGATGTTTGGACCCATGGGATGGAGAAACGCCTTTAAGAGGTGATGAAGTTGAAATTCCTTACCTTAAAGATATTGAGTTTGCATGCGGGGATGGTCGGGTGATTGATGAAGATCACAACGGCTTTATGTTGCGCTTTTCCAAATCAACCCTTCGCAGAGTTGGCGCGAACAGTGATGGAAGCGGGGTTGTTTGTTTTCCGGCTCGTGGCAACAGCATGGAGCCAAACATTCCTGATGGAACAACAGTTGCTGTTAACACCAACGATAAGAAAATAGTTGACGGAAAGATTTACGCCATTAACGAGAACGGTTGGAAACGCATTAAGATTCTCTTTCGAACAGGGCCTGACAAGGTAAGCATTAGAAGCTTTAACTCACTGGAATACCCACAAGAAGAAAAGAATCTAAGTGACATTGAGATCATCGGAAGAATTTTCTGGTGGTCTGTAGTTGATTACTAACCTCATCACACCACAACAAACCCGCTTTTTGCGGGTTTTTTATTGCCCAAAACACACCAAACATCACACTCAAGAAAAATAAATTACATTATATATCAACAACTAAATAACCAAAGTAGTTATTTTATAACTATAGCTATTTACAGAAATAATAGCTTTGGATATAGTTAAGCCATGTCGAACGGCGCGACATTAAACCATGCGTCGGGAGCGCGGCGGGTTCAGGATGAACGGCAATGCTGCTCATTAGCGAGAAGGCTTTTTTGCTTTTAGTCGCAAAAGCAAAGCAGCTTTTTGATATAGAAAAAGAAAAAGGAGGCTGATTTGAAGAGTGGTACTGTCTGCCTGCCAGAAGTTGCGCTTTTCGCAGCTGGTCATCGTACAAGTAAGCAGGTTACAGCGAGGTAAGTGATGAATCAAACATACATTCCATCATGCTTGAGAAATCTGCCAAAGCAGAAAGCAAAGCCCCGCAAGCAAGCCATAAAGGACGCTAAGGCAGAGGTTATTGATCAAGCAATACAATTGCTCAGGGAGGAGTTAAGAAGTGGCAAGCTCGAAGGAATGATGATGCCCTATCAGCGCGGATATCTATCGGCGATTAGTAAGTTGGAAGTATTGAAGAGTGAATTATGAACTATCTGGAATTTCCGGATGGTTCATTGTTTTGGCAGCAAACCAATTATTTGAGAGCTGATACATGAGAGTAAAAACTATGGGCGCAAGCCCATTAAGCGGTCGTATTTTTCAAGGAACATTAAACACTGAAAAAGGAATGTGGGTAGGAAAGAGAGAAGATGTCACCGATCAGGCAGTTAGGGCAGTAGCCGAACACATGATGATAAAAGACCAGAAATATGCATACGAAACGAAGGATGGCAAATGGCTGATAATAAGTCATCAACTGGTTGATAAATTACCAGAAGAGTTTGTTGATGGTTAAAATTATTTTGGCATAAACAACAGAGGTGGATATGAAAGAGTTTAAGGGTACGCCTGGTAAATGGAAGTACACGGTTAGAAACGTCAACGAGATGATGACTACGTTCCATGGTGTGACGATTGGTGACACATACATTGAAGCAGCAACAAGAAATGAAAGGGAGGATGCGCTACTGATAGCGGCAGCACCTGACCTTCTCGAAGCACTTCAGTTATTACTTAAGCAATCCAAAAATAGAACAACGACAACATATCCAGAATGGTATGAAGCTGTTAATAAAGGTCTTGCAGCAATCAGAAAAGCTCTTGGGGATAAGTAATGAAAGTAAAAATAACTGCTTCTAATACCAGTTTTGTTAGTGTTGGTGATATTACAGAAGTAATAACAAACCATGATGGAACACAAGTTATGTGGTCTGATTTTTGTAAAAGATATGAGCGAGTCACTTGGTGTAAACTCGTATGGGGAGTCGAATACGAAGAATTACCTGAAATGCATGACGAATAAGCACTGTGTATTCATTCCAACGAGTGAATACACGGAGCAATGTCGCTCGTAACTAAACAGTAGCCGACTTGTTCTGATTATTGGAAATCTTCTTTGCCCTCCAGTGTGAGGGCTTTTTTATATGCATACCAATAACGCTTCACTTGAGGCGTTTTCGTTATGCAATCAAATATAAGGAGTTACCCATGATGCACTTTCAGCTCGCGGGTAGCGGCGTCATGTCCGCTTTCTACCCGCACGAATCTGAATTATCACGCCGAGTTAAACAATTAATCAGAGCAGCAAAGAAACAACTGGAGGCGTTATGCACAATGAAATAGCCATTAATCACCAGATGCTTCGTGCTGCACAGAACAAAGCAGTAATAGCCCGATTTATTGGTGATAGTGAAATGTGGATGTCAGCCTACAACGATATGAAGGCGGCAATTGGTTTTCCGTGGCACAGGAAGTGAGTTATGAGCGAATTTAAAGGAACTCCCGGTCCGTGGTTTTGGGATGAAGAGGGCTTGGGAAACAAGCATCACATAGTCTTTGGAAAGGGATATCCACTTGAAATGACGAGAAAGGAAAACAAGACTCTCATTACTGCAGCGCCTGAATTACTGGAAGCTCTGCAGGCTGTAGTTAGAGTAGCAGACCGTCAAACAGATGAGTTTGATATGGCTCGTTCCGCCATCGACAAGGCACTCGGCAAGTAAACCACACCAAACACCCATTACCCCTACTCGTCCGGCTATCGCAGACGGGCAGCGCACAACCAAATTTCAGGAGCCTATTATGGCTGCATATCTCGTTCAAGACCGTATCGAGGCGCAGAACTGGACGCGCCATTATCAGCAAATAGCCAGAGAAGAGCGTGAATCTGAACTGGCTGATGACCTCGAAAAAGGATTGCCACAGAGCAAACTGGAATCGTTGTGCGTTGACGAGTTGCAACGTCGCGGGGCCAGCAAGAATGCCATTTCCAAAGCATTCGATGATGACGTCGAGTTTCAGGAAAGGGCCGCTGAATTTATTCGCTACATGGCAGAGACAATTGCTCGCCACCAAACAGATATTGATGAGGGACAGTAACGATGAGCATGAGCATTGTTGAGTTCGTTAAACAGCAAGAGCCGCTCTTTGTTGGGGCGGTTACAGACCAATCAGTCACATGGGCTAAGGAAAGCCAATTTGCAATTCAGTATTTCCAGAAAAATGATTACCTGGCTAAAACAGCACTGGCAAATCCGACCAGCGCACAGAACGCTATCATCAACGTTGCGGCGATCGGCATCACCTTAAACCCGGCCAGCAAACTGGCTTATCTGGTTCCGCGCGACGGCATGGTTTGCCTTGATATCAGCTATATGGGATTGCTCCATATTGCAATGGAGTCTGGTGTTATCTCATGGGGTCAGGCAAAACTTGTTCATGCTAACGATACCTATGAGTCAAACGGGCTTGATAAAGCACCAACCCATAAATACAACGCCTTCGGTGATCGTGGTGATATCGTTGGCGTTTACTGCACAGTTAAGACGCCAGCAGGTGATTATCTAACGGAAGAGATGAGTCTGGCTGAAATTGAGGCTGTAAGGAAAACAAGCAAGGCAGCATTCAGCGATAAAGGACCATGGGTAAATCACTGGAATGAGATGGCGCGAAAGACGGTCGTAAAGCGTGCAAGCAAGTATTGGCCTAAGGCATCACGTCTTGATAGTGCTATTCACGTACTAAACGAAGAAGAAGGTGTGTGGACTGAACCAGTTATGCCGCACAAATCAGAGGAAGATATCCGCGAAGATGAACGGAAACGCCAGCAGGAAATAATGGAAAAAGCACAACTTCTTTGTGATGAAATGGCTCAGGCAGAAAACATGGATGATTTGAAGCGATATTTTGCAGAAGCATATCGCCTGACATCTGGAATGAAATTGCAGCAGAACGTACAAGCCATTTACATAGAATGCAAAGCGAAACTGGAGGTTGCCAGTGAGCAAACTATATGAAATTGCCAATGAATACGCAAAATTGATGGATTCAGATTTAGAGCCAGAGATGATTGCTGACACAATAGAAGGCATGGAAGGAGAATTTACCGATAAAATAGAGCAACTTCTCGCCATTATTAAAAATGAATCTGGTTATGCTGAACGCCTCAAGGAAGAGGCAAAGTCACTAAATGAGCGAGCCGTAGTAATTCAAAATAAGATTGACAGCATTATGGCGTATATAGCGTCATCGCTTGAAATGGTTGGCAAGAAAAAGATTCGAGCAGGTATTCACCAGGTAACAATCCGCAAACCGTCAGAAACTGTAGAAATCATCGACTCAAGCGCCCTTCCTCATGAATACGTTGAGTTTGAAACGACAATTAAAGCCGACAAACTGGCAATCAAACACCAACTAAAAGCAGGAATAAATATCCCCGGCGCTCAACTCAAAGTTGGGAAACCTTCACTTCTTATCAAATAACGGTATCGCCTATGAAAAAGACTCCATGGGAGAAATGGGAAGTCGATTTCTTGCGCGAGGTAGCGGCGACAATGCCAGTTGAAGTTATCGCAGAAAAACTGGAAAGGACTGAAAAAGCAGTAATGGCGAAAGCAACAAGGATTGGCGCTGACATTGTTAGCCGACTTCGTGGAAGACGCTGGACAAGAGCCGAAGTATCACTTTTCGGTAAGTTCTCCGCAGAAGAAATAGCAATTGCAACCTGCCGCTCAATTTATTCAGTGAGAGCTATGCGATACAAGCTAAAAAAACTCGATGAAGAAAGAGCAGGCATACGAATAAATTAACATGGAGTAATTAACAATGAAGCTAAACATCGACCTCGGCAAATACGTTATTACCGGAACAAAACACGATCTGATTCTTAGCGAAAGAGGAATTATCAAAGAATGCGAGAATGCAGGCAAAGAAACACTAAGTCGTATCGGTTATTACAGCAAGTTTGAGCATCTGGTTAAAGAGTTATGCAACCGTGAAATCCTGTTATCTCAGGCGCAGACGCTACAGGATATTCAGCAACATATCGAGACTTTAGGTGTGTCACTTAGCATGGCTGTTGACCAGTTCGTGGAGAGTAAATCATGAGAGGGCTTGCATACAATCCCGGCATTCTTCCGGCAGAAATGATTATTCGCCAACGCGTAAAGCCAATGCCATCGAGAGAGGAATTGCTTAAGAGAAATTATTTTCCGTCAGTAAATCAAAACAAATATCTGAATGCAATGTTGCGGAGTGGGAAGAAATGAAACAAATGTCACTAATTGAGATGGATGGTTTTCTGAAAGGTAAATGCATCCCATGTGATTTAAAGGTTAACGAAACAAACGCTGAATATCTGGTGCGTAAATTTGGTGAGCTTGAATCAAAGATTGCATTACTTGAAGTGCAATTAAAGCTATCGGAAGCAGCAGAAAGAGCATGGGAGTCATCAATGATGCAGGCTTGCGGCGAAGACGGGCCGAAATCAGTGGCTGATAAGTTTGCCGAACTTGAAGCCAAGTGCGCGGCGCTAGCAACTGATAACGAGAAAGCAATGGAGGCAATGAGGCAGGCAGATGCAGCCGTTAAGTTGGCGCACGAGAAGTTTTCTGCGCTGGCGGCGGAGAATGCGATGTTGAAGCAACGGACACAGCAACTTATCGACATCATTAGTAATACTGACAATGACTACTGCATGTGTGGTTCTGCTATGAAAGACCACGTGCACAGCGGATGT